AAAATGTTGAAAGTATTTTAAAGAGGTATCATCTTCCTCAAGGGGCTACCACAAAAGGTACTGCGCCTTGAAATCTGAGAAAACAAAAGTCTTCTCCAGAGGCTTGCAACACATTTATGGAGCAGGTATCACTTGCAACAGTCGGTTTTACAAAAGTGGAGTAAGTATAATTCCTGCTCCACTTGTCTTCCATATTCATTGAACCACCTGGGTTCGATCCCACGTCATCAGACGAAAAGGAAAATGAAAAGAAATTAGTGGAATAGTAAGGAAAATCGACTTCTACTCCTCCATTAGAATCCTGTACGTAAGACAGACCACCATTAAGGTTAGGAGACAAATTGTCTACCAACATCAAGGGGCTTGTTGTCACAGTTACACTAGAATTAGTGTTTGAAGGTTCATCAAGTTGAACATAACTGTTGACATTACGAACAGTTTCTACTGTTGAAATGAATTGGATGCGCTTTCTTATAGATCCTCTCATCCCTAAATAAGCAGGTCTAAGGTAATCAAAAAGATTGCGGGTAAGGGGGGTGCTTTGGAACGATGTGAACCTTGGCATGATTGTATCTTTATAAGAAACACTAGTATATCCGGTATTTGGATTGAAACTGGTTAAAGTAGCTGGACCGCTCTGAGTATATCGTTTGAGTACGCTTCTAAAAGAAACTGGCCTCTCACCATAATGTTCAGTGCAGATAAAATCAGAGTTTGCTGAGCTTTCGTTTAGTTCTATGCAGCTAACTGGTTGGCTTAATATAGAATGATCATCAACCTGAGATTCAGTGACAATACGTGACTTTTGAATCCCCGATTGTATCAAACGATTCACCATTAAGTTTTTGCACTTAACATAAACATTTACTTCCACAGATGAGGAATCAGGTGAAGTTAATTCAGTGAAGGGTGCGACTATTATGGATCCATTGAACGAATTCCAATCAGCCGATTTAACATTAAAATCCGGTGCGCTAGTATAAGGTTGATAATCGGTTTCTCGATGAACTCTAGCCCAAGATCGGTGATTAGCCCAACAGACACAAAAGGTCACAGATTGGGTTTCCTGCAGATCCACTATTTTGGCGTATTGCTTATTGAGATCCAAATTTGAATTAATCAAAGAGAATTGCATAATAAATGGTTCAAAGAACACAATGACTTTCCCTCTATGATAAGAACTACAAACAAACTCAAATGTAAATTCTACGTCTCCACGCCAACTCTCAAACGGCGATGCAGCAAAAGACATTGCTGTTGGTTGGTGGAGTTTTTGATCAAGAAGGGGTCCTGTAAGTTCAACTGAATCTAAATTAGGTGTTACCATTGACTGCCAAATTGGTGTCATAGAGATTTGAGAAGGATCCCACACAAATGTGGTCAAATAAGAAGGTTTGGAAGAAATGTATGTTATTACCATTTCGTCATCCATAGAATTAACAACTCTCCCATCTACTGTCAGAGACTGTAAAGGATCCACTGCTATTTTATCTGCAGTATCATATCCCACAGTTAATGCACCATCCTGATATGCTTTGTTTTTAACATACATTGGAGTCTCATTAGGCAAGGGTTTAGCCCAACCGAAAATTGCGGATATGCTTTCTAACGAACCTAAAGCTATTGAAGCAGCTGTGGCAAATGGACTTAACATAGGAACAGTTGTTAAAGCGTCAGCAACGTTCCGTGCCGAACTCGAAAATTTCTCGACGGGCCCACGTTCGCTCTCATGGGATGGATCAATATCAACTCCAGACTCGGTTCTAATAGATATCTGAGTACCAGTTGGAGGTCCAAGTTCAAGATCTTCCATCCATGCAAAAACGAAATAGCGTATTTCCGACCCAGATGGGTTAACACATTTAAAATCATTTAAAGTCTTTAGAATCAGTGTTCCTAGATCTTCAATGTCTTGGAAAGGAGTAGTATCTGCTATTGCAAAACCAGCTGAGTTAACCAATCTAGCCATAGGCTTATGCATTATGAAAGGAAGTTCCATTTCAAGCGGTTGGTTCTCTCTAACATCCATTACCGCTGATTGAGGGCTCTGGGAAAGGTAGTTATCCATAGGTTCACCAGAAATTAATAAACTATCCAACCAATTGAATGTATCGTTCTTCTCCAAATAGGGTTGGTAACTCACTAAAAGTTTGCCAGAATGAAAGGGCGTCCCTGTTAAGGCGACTCTTATATGAAGATTAGCTCGGAAAAAAGCATAATTCCTTAATTTCGCTCTTACTGCGGGGTCCAAAGTATATAATTCCCACGGTTTAATGTCTATTCTCTGAGGTGTATTAAGCAGGAAGTTTCCTTCACTAATTTTGATGGGTCTTCCAAAGAAATCATCCAAATCAAGAAGGTGAGTATGACCATAGTTGGGTATTAATGTATCCGGTACTTTCACTTCATCCTGTGAAGATCCTTGCATATCAGTAATATTCTCAGTTGTATCCTTATCTATGGGTGCCCCTTCCCTCATTTCGGAGGTCGCCACCTGGGACTCGGTACGAATTCTAATTTTGCGTAAAGACCTTTCAGCCAACTTGATAGATTCTTCTATATCCGTCATTCTATTAATGTGATCCCTTGCTTTCCTCATTTTTCGCTTGTCCTTTCCCCTAAAATTCTGTCTAGAATATAGGAAATCGTAAGGTGTAAAATTGGAATAAGGGGGTTCTATTCTTTCTGACTTCATTTGGTTTAAAATTTTCCTGCATTCAGCAGCATAAGTTTCTAAATTTAAAGCACGCTTAGTACTCACTACGATTTGCGTAGACCGTAGCGGTTTTTGAGCTAGTTCCAATTCAACCATACTCTCTGTGAAGATTGTATTATCATCTGGTTGAAACGCCCGGAGCAACTCATAATAAGTGGGCAATTTGGTTCCGGTATATTCTAGCCCTATACCAAAGGCACTCTCTATCATACTAATCCAATTGTTCCTGTAAGTCGTAAACTCATCAGCATTCTGACAATGGAAAAATAATTCATAAAGGTTCGAAGTAGCAATAGAAATACACTGATCTTCAATAGTTTCGGTTCTAGATGGGACATAATGCATGGCCATTCTTGCAATGCTCTCCATTGACAAAGGGGCAGTCCATCTATTAAGAACTGAAGAATAGACGAAATTTCGTTTAAGAAACGATATCTCATTTATTTGAAGGTGCGAAGTCATTTCTGAATTTTTCGCAGCGGGAGTATACTTCATATTTAGTACTGTGGCGCAGAAGTTTCGGAATTCAAAATTATTCATAAAGTTTAGGAAACGTTCATCAACACCGTTGACTAAATCGTCACCATAAGTTGCCAATTCATTATAATCGTAGAAATTTTCACCAGTATGACTATACCAAAAAACTAGCATCATAATTAGGATTTTCAGACAGTTGATCTCTGCTGTTCCATTAGATCCACTAGGGTGAAATAACATTTGAAATAAATCCGAGTTAATGTCAACCAATGGGAAAAGCATTTCGGTTAACAAAGCCGTAAGGATTTTGAGGGCACTTTTTGAATATCCACCGCGTTTAGCATGTATGTATATCAATGTAAAAGCAGCGTGGCGTAACCATTGAGGTACAGTTTGATCAAATTTACTAAAATCTCCTTCCATAAAGAATTTATACTTCAGCAATCTCTTGACAAGTACATCACTACCTCGGTGCATATCTATCCCAACGGAAGCAAAATAAACTTCTGCCATTTCCATCATCGATAACAAAATAGGATAAAGAAACATCCTTTGAATAATAAGCAAATCTGTAGGACCAGCATAGAAAACTCTCGTGCCTCCAACTTCAGCTTTTGTTCTCAATCGAGCCTCATCTTTTAGGTGTCCTATGTATATACTTCTGATAGTCTTTCCATCTTTCAATTTGAGTATTTGATCCAAGACCTTCCTTTTAAGGGAGGACACTGGTTCTCGTATATGTAGATCAGGATCAACCACAGGTAAGTACTCGTGTTTCTTCCCTGGATATCCAAATCCTCCGGAAGTGGCAGCATTAATCCTATTAGCTTTGGTACCTACTACCCCATTGATAGCAGACTGCAGCGTTAAAGGTCTTACTTGAAATTCAAATTCAGACAATTTATTAACTACAGCATTAATACTCTTAGCAACCACGTTCATATTGATGGGCATTTCGCCTTGAGTCATTTTTATGAGTGCTAGATTGAAAGGGGAATAATAAACACCATTTCTAGTAAACGGTCGGAGAGGGGGAGCGCAATATTTGTACTTTCCATTCTCATCACGCATAGATATAGGAAACATGTTTTCAGCATCATCTATAAAAGGTGTGCTTACAACAGCGCTCTTGCGGTTAAAAGCTAGTTTCCTATCAGTTCTACCAAAATAACGAGCTCCGGTCAGATCTTCATAAAAGACTGGACTTCGGGAGGTTGGATTCGATAGGTTAATATCTAACTCACCTTCAGATGCCAATTCCATGAGTACGGTGGGAACTGATTTTGTAGCTTCAAGAATCTGGTTTTTGGTAAAGCGAATCGCAAAGCAATTATCAGTATGTTCTTGGGCTCCAAAATGGATCCCCACGATCACATGACTCTTACCAAAAGTGGCCAGTAGAGGAGTTCCACATTTAGAAACCGCATGTCCACTCCAGTTGTAAGTAATAGGATTAGCAACAGTAAACTTGTCATGGGAGACCTGTTCTGGAACCTCATACACAGTTTGAGTAAATACCAACGTAGTTTTGTACAAACTATCCGTACACACGAAGCCTGGGCAACTAGAGACGAATTCATCAGTCAAAAACTCCGTAATATCGGCAAAAAGTCTATTAGCAAGTGAAAACAGTACCATATCATCAGTAACTGTTATAATATCACAAGCTCTAAGGGAACTAGAATGCCAAGATGTGCACTGTTCAAATTGACCATTTGCTGGAAACTTGATTGTCCAACTCTTCCGATCAAAACCAAGCGAGTGTTTGTTCATAACCGCATAATTACTCTTTATTCCTAGAACTAGAGTATTCACTGTTTTATCTCCAATAACCTTAACTTTCAAAACATTCTTTCGAATTCTCTTATGTATATCATCAGGTTTGTTCTTTGTCACAGAAGGGAGTATAATACTCTCCTTGACGTTCCAAACGGGAGAAATTTTATTTGGTATAGGTAAAAACTCATCGCTTGCTTCTATTTCAGTTTCTATTTCTGAGATTTGTTCGTTAGACTCATCATCTCGTCGAAATTCTGTTACTTGACCTTCACTATTTATATTGATGGAGGCTATAAATGACTTCCATACAACTATAAGTACCGTGATCGAACCGAGCGCTGCTGCATATTTTGCAGACCTACTATAGGGGGATAGTTCAATCCCTCTAAAAGCCTGCATTCTAGCATACATTCGGTCTTTATATTCAAGGAGTTTCGATTGCACGAAGTTTAACCACCAAGTGGGCTTGAAATATAACATCAAACAGATAAACAGCCAGACCAGACACATAAAAACAATGGAAATGGTGGGAATGCAAATATTCCAGAAAGCGTTGAGCACTGAATCCCTGCAATAAACGAACCGTTCTAAATAAAGAGAATGATCGTCTACTTCTGATTCCGATACTATTGGCTTTACTAAATCATTGGCTTTTTCCTCAGTTTCAAAATGTTCCGTGAATAACTCTTGCAATGTTGATCTTAACGTATATATATCTAGACCCGAGCCTAGTACTAACTTGTTTGACTTCTTTGAAGATTCAGGAATTTTTCGATAAACAGTGAAATCCCACCTATCTAACATGTCCCCTCCAGCAGCGAAACTTTTCTTTGGATCTAAACTAGGAGAGTTGTGTTTACGATATTCTGGTTTGACTTGTACTTCAATGTAAATCCACCTTCTTTCATGCGCAGCTGGATTAGAATACAGCTCCTTCAAGTTCATATTGGGATTGTTAGTGTCCGTAATGACCATTTCCGGTAGTGCATAAACTTTGCCTTTAGACTCTACACCCGCCATATTTAATGGCATTGGAAGACTATCGACAAGAGAGCAAAACTCATCCATAGTTTTATCACCTCTGCGTTGAGCTTGAGCTACGCTAAGTCCACCACTTTCTGAAATATGTATAATATTATGAGAATGCGGTTCATAACCTTCATAGTACTCAGATGAGGCCACTTTAGAGAAAACTTGTCTCTCATCAAAAACTTGACCTTTAACAGAAGCAAAAACTTTTTCCACCTCAACTAACACTTTACTCTTACCAACACCGGGTTCACCATGAATAACTACAGCTATTGGCGTACACCGACTTTTACCTTCTATACGGTTTTTAACGGCATTTAGCTCAGTGCTAAACTTTTGGATATGCTTATCTACCATATTATATTTCTTACCATATTTAACTAACTTGAGTTGACACTTTTCAAGAATTCTAATGTTCTCTGAAAGGTCGCGAACAAAAGTTCTAGCACAGAGTTGACCCTCAACAGGTAATCCTGTATATAAGTTGTCTTTCATTCCAACTATTTGATTTCCCCTACTAATTGCTTTATTAAGAGGATTATCTGACTGCAAGTATGTTCCAATAGGTAAACCATCAATGATTGCATCACCAAAACGAAGAAGTTCACTAACACAATCCAACAAAAGGGGAACAAAGTCCACTAGTGAGAGTGCAGCAACAGGTCCAAAGATGCTAACTATATTATCAGTGATGTCTTTACTGAAAAATTGATATCCAGCCACTGCTAGCAAAAATGCTCTCAGGGTTGTCAATAGCTCGCTACTCATGGTAGTGCCTAATGATGCTCTAAAAGCATCAAAATTATCGGCCATACCCTCCGTTCTGATAGTCCAAAGGTTCTCGATTTTAGATACAAAGTTAACTATTAATCTCCTACCCCATTCTTGATGCATGATACATCGTGCGTATGAGTAAGTACACGCTAAATAAACAGTTCTATCGGTTGCTCGAAAAAGTTGGTATATATATGATACCATATCAAGTACCGCTGGAATATTAGCGCTCATTTCTCGGAAAGTAGGAAGGTTAAGAAAATCAATGAAATCATTAAATCCTATATCTACCAATTCTGACTCAGTCTTAATATTCGATATTATCGTATCAAATTCATGATCACTTCCAATCAAATCATCAACAAGATCAGATTCATTCGGTATGTATTTCTCAACTTCTTTTAGGGTAGGGAGTTTCTTAGATTTCTGCTTAGATTTCGTCTTTCCTTGCTTGAACTCAAAATTTAACCTGGCAATCTCTGCCTGATGATTACGTTTTTGCTCTTTGGTAGGATTTTC